TCCAATTGATAATCACGAAATCCAGCCATTAAAACTTGTTGACTATCATATATAGTTTTTTTTTCTGAAATATTTAAATTACACAGTTGACTGAATTCGTTTATTTTACTACCACGAACCTCTTTTATATCTGGACACCGGAATCCGTATACCTCAAAAAACGCACCTACTTGTAGAAGTACAACTGTATTTTCTCCATATGTGGACTGATATTGTGTCGTCAATTGAAGATATTCATAATAAATTGAATTTTCCGACATTGTATTTGATATATTATACAGAGAATATTTTATATTGATTCATATTATATATGCAGCGACAAAATTGAACATCATATATTATCGTATTTTGATAATATATAATCAACTGAAACTTATAAACTACCAACAAATGGAGTATTCCGACGACGACAATTACGGGCAATTTTATATGCTAGATGAGATTGAATATAATAATACGATTCGACAGGCGCGAAAAGATAAACTATCAGACCCGCGTATTGATTTATTGCATATTAATTATTCATCTACAAATAATCGTCCCGTCCAACATATTCTAGTTGGCGTCGCATGGTGTGTCGGACTGATATGTATTGGAATCGCCTCATATTGCATTGTCTTTATTTATTATATACAACAGTTGTAAATTATATATCTGTAGTATCATGTAAAAAATTATAAAGTAAATTCTCTGAATTATGATTTTTTATTTCACCACACATTAATTTCGCGGTTTCATACATTTTACGTAATACATCATTGGGTGCACTAGACCCAACGCGAACAAAACCATTTTTTACCAAAAATCGTTTAACGTCATCGATGGGGACTTGCTTTAATTCCTGCGCATCACTCATAAGTCGGTTACGAATAGTTCGATTCGAAATCAGAACACTGACGGTTGGGTGTATTTTCGACCTTCCAAGTTTATATGTTCGACGGACAATACGTTTTTGCTTTAAGTATCTGTTTTTAGGTTTTGTATTAATTGGTGAATTAAAAGCGTTCATATTAGCACGCATTTCAGCACGGCGTTTAACAATCGACTCATTTAATGGTGGGATATTACTGGAAATAATAGGTTTTTCGGGAATAATACCGGCGTTGGGTTCAATGTGCCTTTTTTGAGTAGTGGTTTTCCAATTACGATAAGTAGGCAATGAACCATTTTTCATACACCCCCATTTCGGCGCGGAACTATTTGATAATTTGGGCGGTTGTAATGAAATTGGCGAAGTTACTGGGTGGTTTTCTAGACTACCGGTATATACTAATGGTTCAAACTCTGCTATTGGCGATGAAGTCTGAACTGGATAATGCCTGAATGTCTGATTATGAGGCACTGATTTTTCAATAGGCTTTACATTTTCACTCAACGAAGACAAATACTTGAGAGATTCATCAAAATCACTATTAAATTCCCCAGTTGGATTAGATGATACCTGTGTTTTTTTTAATTTATTATCAGTAGATTCCATTAAATTCCTCGAATTGCGCTCTTGTTGTTCACGAATAAAACGCAATACATGTTGTTTGCGCAATTTTTTCTGTTTGTCCTTTTCCTTTACCTGACTACGAACTTTTATATCCGGTTTCGATGTGTGAGGTTGTTTTTTTCGACTTTTACGTTCATTTGTAAAACGAAATAGGTCGGGATTAATAGAAATTGTCTTGTTCATGCAAAATATTATTAGTTACATATCATAGACTTATTATTTATGTAATTTACACATATAAACCATAAATGTTGGGTTTTTCAATATTATTATTTGTATGATTCGAAAATTGTTTAAATCCGCGTTTAATATCTTCAATAGTCAATCGTTTTCTTAACTCAATATCTTCGCCGTATATTCGTCGACCATGAACAACTTTACAATACGAAAACAATAATTCCATATCACGCCCGTAATGAACAAATTTTGCATGGTTTATACGAAACCAATTTTCCAACACATCTGGTGATATATTCAGAATCCACTCATTATCGAGTACCTTTTTCTTAAAAATGTTTAACAGTTCTAAATAAGAATAATTATCTAAATGAAATCGCCATATAAATCTAGATTCCATACCACGATTTGCTTTAAAAAATGTGTTATTCAGTTCATCTTTATATCCTGCTACAATAACCATAAGTTCGCCCTTGTGTGCACTAAGAGATTCACACAATGTATCTATACATTCACGCGAAAAGCTATCTCCGGAATAATCAGTAGCTAAAGAATACGCTTCGTCAATAAAAAGACAACCTCCTAAACACTCATCTATTACCTTTCTAGTTTTAATCGCAGTTTGTCCCAAATACCCGGCTATTAAATCGCCTCGAGTTACCTTTTTAAATACTGTATTTTTTAAAATGCCTATTTTTGAATACATACGCCCCATAATCATTGCGATTTCAGTCTTTCCGGTTCCCGGTGGTCCCGTTAATGCTGTATGTAAAAAATCAGGATTTGTGCCTACGTGAAGATGTTGAACAAAATAAAGCAATTGGTTTAATATGCTATTTTTAAATTCGGATAAACCAATCATAGAATGTAACTCTAATAATTCAGGCTTGATTTTGGTGAGAGCTTTTAAATCTATATTATATTCAGTGTCTTCGCAATATTCATATTTGTTTACAATCGCAATTAAATCCTCAAAGTTGTTTATTTTCGCGTCAATCTCGATTCGTTTCACCGTCTTGGGTGTATCTACGGGAGAGTATTGTGCGACACTATTATCTATCATCGGGATTTTAATAGAATATGGTGAAATATGAGTATTCATTCCAACATAGGAACTATCACCAAATTGTTGGTCAGCATAATGATAGTCCGATAACCGTAATATACGCATTATATCCATGTATTGTGTATCTTTTCGTTGTTGTTCTTGGTCAAGAACCTGGACAAAATTATTGGTCAACATGATAAATAAAGGGTTTATATGATTATGTTTATTTGCTTTTTTCATATGTTATGATAACTCGCTTTTTATGATAGTTGTAAAACCATATAGAAAATTGATTATAGTGTAATGGTAACAGGTAGAACCAACCAATCTATTGCAAAATGTCTGCTAGTATATCATTTGACTCAAGTGTCTTTGTAGCCCATTCAATGTGTTCTGAACCACCATCTCTTACAACAGGTAAGAGTATTCGTATAAAGAAACCAAAGAAGACTGTTACAAAATCTGCCTTGCCTAAAACAGAATCTTCACCTGAATCAAATGTAACGCCCATCTTAAATAAAGTAGAAAGCAATATATTATCACATCTCGGAACATATACAGAGGAACCATTTCAATTAATTGAAACATATTTCCGCGGACAACATCTGGAACGTTTGGTGCGCCATCAGATTGAATCCTATAATCATTTTATCAATTATCAAATTCAAAGAACAATTCAAATGTTTAATCCTGTAATTGTTCACTCTGAAAATGATTACGTTGCTGAACATAAGAAATACATGTTGGAAGTGGAAATCTCTTTTACCAATTTCAAAATTTATCCACCACAAATTCATGAAAATAATGGTGCTACAAAAGTGATGCTCCCCGAAGAAGCAAAAATTCGTAATTTTACATATGCATCAACAATGGCGGTTGATGTAAATGTAAAATACACGATTCGTAATACTGAATCGATGGACACTCCTCGTATTGTGCAACGCGTTCTTCCTAAAATCAATATTGGAAAAATGCCGATTATGTTGAAGTCTTCCATTTGCGTGTTAAATCAAAATCGACACATTAACCCGTCCCTCACCGGTGAATGTTCAATGGATTGCGGGGGATATTTCATTGTAAAGGGGTCTGAGAAAACGGTGCTTGGACAGGAACGCGCTGCCGAAAATCGCGTATATGTATTCGATGGTAAAAACACAACCAAGTGGACGTGGTATGCCGAAATCAAATCTATTCCTGATTATAAATGTATTTCCCCAAAGCAAATTGAAATGATGATTGCGAGTAAAAACAATGGTTTTGGATACGGACTTTATATTCAAATTCCTCGTATTAAACAGCCAGTTGAGTTATTTGTATTATTCCGAGCATTGGGAATCATGACTGATAAGGAGATATGTGAATATATAATACTAGACGTGGACGACGATAAACAAGTTGAACTTGCCGCATGTTTACAAGCATCTATCATAGATGCAAATAAATATATGGACCAAGAATCTGCACTTCAACATATTACCACTTATGCTGCCTACACGCCTATCAATATGGACCGAGAAACTGGTGCGCAAAAAAAGCGCGAGTTTACAATCGAAGTATTAACAAATGACCTATATCCTCATTGCAGAACTAGACCCCAAAAGTTACACATGTTAGGGCATATGGCGAAGAAACTTCTACAAACCAGTTTAGGTTGGTTACCGGCAACTGACCGTGACTCTTATTTGAATAAACGCATTGAATTAACCGGAACATTGTTAAATAATTTGTTTCGAAACTACTTTAATAAATTAGTAAAGGAACTGCAAAAGCAGGTTGTTCGCGAAATTAACGGCGGTTCGTGGCGTTCTTCAGAAGATTATGAGAATATTATCAACATGACCAATATTTATAAAATAATGAAATCGATGACCATTGAAAACGGCATCGCACGCGCATTATCAACCGGCGATTTTAGTATCAAACAAGCAAACAGTAGTAAGGTTGGTGTCGCGCAAGTATTAAATCGATTAACATATGTTTCGAGTTTAAGTCATTTGCGTCGAATTAACACCCCTCTAGAAAAAAGTGGTGAACTAATTGCACCGCGTAAGTTGCATAATACAACATGGGGATTTCTATGTCCAGCCGAAACACCGGAGGGTCAATCCATTGGTATAGTTAAAAATATTAGTTATATGGCGCATTTGACGATTCCGACGAATAGTGCCTCTTTGTATGAATATATTATGCCGAATATTACGAGTGTCGATGATAGTTCGCATAATCAGCTTAATAATAAAACAAAGGTTTTCATTAACGGTTGTTGGGTAGGTGTTACCGATACACCCATTGAATTATACAATGATATTCACGACAAAAAGTGTAAGGGTATCATCAATATCTACACATCAATTGTTCTTGATTATAAAGCTCTTGAAATTAGAGTATGTAATGACGGAGGGCGTTTAACTCGACCAGTATTACGCGTTCGTAATAATAAAGCGTTGTTAACACCTGATATTTTAAAAAGGCTTGAAACTAAAGAGTTAACGTGGAATGATTTACTTACAAACTGTCGTATCCCCGAATCGGTGATTGAATATATTGACCCCGAAGAACAAAATTATGCGGTTATCGCAATGAAAATGAAAAACGACTATTTGCAAGGGACGCATTTAAATTATACTCATTGTGAAATTCACCCGAGCACAGTATTTGGTGTGCTCGCATCATGTATTCCATATCCAGAGCATAACCAAGCACCGAGGAACACCTACCAGTGCGCTATGGGTAAGCAGGCGATGGGTATTTATGCGACAAACTTCGATAAGCGTATGGATAAAACTGCTTACATGTTAACTTATCCATCACGCCCATTAGTGGACACCCGATTAATGAATTTAATTAAGTTAAATACCGTCCCATCGGGAACGCAGATTCATGTCGCTATCATGTCCTATACCGGTTATAATCAGGAAGATTCTGTTTTAGTAAACAAGGGGTCGATTGATAGAGGGTTATTCTCTACCACCATTTATCACACGGAAAAGGACGAGGATAAAAATATCATTCGTGATGAAATTATCCGTTGTAAACCCAATCCGGCTAAGACAAAGGGTGTGAAATTCGGCAATTACGATAAGTTAAATACACAGGGTTTTATTCCAGAAAATACTCTTGTTGAAAATAGAGATGTAATCATAGCGAAAATTGTCCCAATTAAGGAAAATCGTAACGACCCCACAAAAATCATCAAATACGAAGACCAGAGTAAAACGTTTCGAACGAATGAAGAAACTTATATCGATAAAAACTTTACAGGGCGTAATGGCGACGGCTACAATTTTGCAAAAGTTCGTATTCGCACATTGAGAAAACCGGTTCTCGGTGATAAAGTTTCCTCTAGACATGGACAAAAGGGGACAGTTGGAAATATTATTCCCGAATGTGATATGCCGTTTACTAAGGACGGACATCGACCCGATATTATCATTAATCCCCATGCTATTCCATCTCGTATGACTATTGGACAACTAAAGGAGACTTTATTAGGCAAAGTATTGTTGGAATTAGGTATGTTTGGTGACGGAACCAGTTTCGGTAATCTGGATGTTAAAACAATTGCGGACGAATTGCAGAAGTTAGGATATGAAAGTTATGGTAATGAGGTATTATATGACGGACTATCTGGACAACAGATGGAGACAAACATATTTATTGGACCGGTGTTTTACCAAAGATTAAAGCATATGGTAAGCGATAAACAACATAGTCGTTCCATTGGTCCTATGGTGAATTTAACCCGTCAACCGGCAGAAGGAAGGAGTAGAGATGGTGGGTTTAGAATTGGTGAAATGGAGCGTGATGTTATGCTCTCTCATGGTATTTCACGGTTCTGTCGCGAACGATTGTATGACGTATCAGACAAATATAGTGCATATGTATGTAAAAAGTGTGGTATGATAGCAGCATACAACGACGGTTCAAAGAAGGCATTCGTTCGAGACGATTTCACAATTCATTTATGTAGAACATGTAATAATACAACTGATTTCGCACGAGTCGAAATCCCATATGCATATAAATTAATGTCTCAGGAATTGCAAACGATTAATGTCGTTCCTCGATTATTAACGGAATAAATAGATTACAATATTTGGATATTTTACAAAAATGTTTATTTTTTTTGTAAAATGTGGATTTGCGTGAAATTTCTGTAAATTACCTTATATCAATACAGAATATAATGGATTCTACGGACTGTAAAGAAATATGCAAAGAATGGTTGAAAACTTCACCAAACAATAACGATACAGAATGCGATAAAATATGCATTGAAATTACAACAACTGCAGAAAAAATAAAACGCGCTGAAAAAATAACGGAAGAATTGGAAGAAATATTCATATTTCAAAACTAAATCCTTTTATTCAATAAATTTAGGACATACTATCAGTATCGCATATTTCATCATCATCTGAACCGATATCTGTGTCTGTATCCATATCATTTATTCTTGCGATAAATGTAAAATATGGTTGTAAATTTGTTGGTGTTAATATTTCACTCAACGTCGAATCATCGTCAGATGAATCAACTATCGTATCTTCATCTTTGTTATCAAATAAGTCTGTATTTTCATCTATAATAATTTTATTAAATGCGATATAATCGCTATTATGTGAGGGTATAAATTTTGGTCTTTCTCTAGAAAATGGTTGTTGGGGTTTCTTTACAAATACCTTGCGTCCAAATGCTGGATTATATTCTTGAAACTTGGTTAATTTATATTTTAATTCAAAATATACGCGATATCTATATTCAGTGTTAGATATTGACGACGAATGAATAAGGTATAATTTTAAAAATGGTCGCATTATGTTAGACAATATATCTTTTGGGAAATCCTTATCAATATTTAGTTGATTTGGAATGGCTATTTTTCTCAACATTTCACGAACATATGGGTATAAATCATTAGCATTAGTTGTTTTTATAAAATTATTAATATGTTCATCGCGAATAATTGCCTCATGTTTATGATAAAATAAATCTATATCAAAATTGCATAAGTAATATAAATGTAATAAATTCGACATTCTATAATTTGAATATCTAATCGTATCGTAGATTGAATACAAGATTCCATTCGAAAATGGGAGATTTGTATATGGATTTTTTGGAGTGTATGGTTCACAAAAAAAATCAGGGGAATTCATTAATGATGAATTACATATATTTATTAAATCGGGAATTGTAAAATAATATAACGAATCGTTCTGATATATTGATACAGACCTGCCCTTTTTTAATATAATTGGGTTCATATATAAATCAGTATTCACTTTAACACTCGTATGTTTAAGTTTCCATATACGCAATAGAAGTCTGAAACCATTATAGGTTTGTTGTGTTTTCATAAAAATATCCCACAATTCAGACTTTTGTGAAGAACTATAAAATGGATTTTCTACATATTCTTTCCAGTTTGTTATCTTGTCTGTAAATGAATGATTTTGGGATAAACTTTTCATAATAAAATCATGTATAAAAATGTTAGGTGACCTGAAATTTTCCGTTGTGTAATCACTAATATGGTTCCAATATGTTGGAAATGTTAAAGTTATTAATATAGGTGTATGAATATCGATGTGTCTATGCATTATATGATTCCATAAACTTGTAACATATGATAAATCCATTATATGCTTTTTACTATATAATCATATAGACGTATATTTATATTATTATTTTATAACTATATGGATAGTAAATCAAACAAAGGTATGGAATATAATCCAAATGTGTTAGATGATATCCCGGCACGTTTGGCTGAAATTGAAAGAAACAAGCCCAAAAATGTTGTTGTTACACCAGTAGAAATAAACGATATACGGGTACCAAGTGATTTTCGAGGATTTTCGTTTTCAGAATTCAAAAAAACAGAGGTTCGCAAACAACTCATCAATTCCATGTTGAAAGGAAAGGTAGAACCGGCGTGTTATTGGTCAGCAGAACTTATATGTGCAGGACATTTGGGTGATTTATGGGAAATAATCATTCATTATATGGCGAAACATATACATTTAGGTAACCCGAAATTAGCCATTTATTTGAAAATGCGATATGAAAATTTTCGAAATATAATGATGCAAGGAATTCATGTTTCCGAATTGGAAGTTCGCAACGACGATAAAATACGAAAATTATTCAGTGAAGTAATATGCACATTGACTTTATCAAATAAAAAACCAAGTATTGAACCTATCAAAATTAATCGCGAAGAAGAATATGATATTACACAAATGACTGATAAATTGAAAGCACCTTCTATGGATTATGCTCAGCCAATATTTCAGCAAAAAGACCCTCGCGAATTGTTCATAGCATTAAATGAGTTCGCATATTATTTATCAAAAGAGGGTAATAATATGTTATCGGCATGTTATTGGGTCGAATGGACGATTGAATTTAATTCAATCTGTAACAAACGCAAGGAACCCATTAAGTGCGTTCGACGAACACAATACAAAGTAGAATCGAAATTCCAGGGTGATGTAATTTGGCTAATTTGGGATGTATTAATAAATATTACAGAAAAACAAACCAATAAACTAATCACTATGACCATGGACGCTTTATTACGTCTATTTTGTATTAAATATTCAACTGCGTCCAGTAAAAAAAGACGATATTTGTTATATTATGCGATTTCGCTATTAACCGAAACTATAACATCTGATGTGGAATTAGTCGGTAATCGTGAAATTTTACAGAATGTTACTAATCAGATTGACGATGTTTATAAACAAATCAAAAAGAATGAACATACACCCAAAACAGAGTATTTATTTAATGGCATTGATAAGAAACGTGCATTGGAAAAATCTATCAAACAAATGGAAATACTAGGTGAACTTGATAAAACAACCCGTATCTAATCCCCACTTATTGTATACACCTTTGGACATTTAAAATGGGACAAAACCCCATAAAAATACATTCAAAGTTTAGGTCTTTTCATACCTTGTGTATATTTTGTTTATAGCAATTCGTTAAAACTGCTTGATTACTTGTTCTACATAGATAACTCGGTCTTTCCAATTTATGTATTGCTTGATACGCTATCTTGTAAATATTTGATGAACCAT